TAAATAGCATGTATGTATTCAACCACCGCTTATCTGTACCAGCAACGCACTCGAGTCCTGCTCCTGGACACCAGCGACGGTTCTACATTCACATATAGGTGGGATCCTGTGTACGCTAAAAAATTAACAATTAACAAGGGTGTTGACAATGTGATTTTGTTTGAATTCATCAATCAAGATCAAAAACCTGTCAACATCACCGGTAGCACATTTGTATTTCGTGCCATCAGCCAGGCTGGCGACAAAATTCTATTGGAAGCGCCTATGGTCACGCTGAACGCTGCCACGGGTCGCGCCAAGGTCACATTGACCACTGCCGAACTCTTGGCAGTTCAAGCACAGCCTGCCAGCTACAGTTTGGCTCGCACACAAACAGGCGGGCTTACCGAAGCAGTATTTGTTGACGCACAAGCTGGCGCAAGAGCTCCAGTAGATATCGTAAATTCAGTGTTGCCCGAATTTGTGCCCAGCGCCGAACTCACAATCCCCACATTGGAAATTTCCAACGAAATCAGCTATGATGGAGCTGGATACAGCAATTTTCCGGGCGGCAATCCTTACTGGTCTGGCAATCCAACTGGTGCAGGTGGCGGCTTTCCGGGTTTATGGAACACAGAATATTTCAGTAGTTTTATTGAACCACGCGGTCCGGTAACCACCATACAAATGGACCTGATTGGTTATACCGGAACCATCAAGGCACAGGCTGCAGAAAACTATCAAAGTATCTGGTACAATGTTACCGAGTCAACTACCTACCTAAATGAAACCAGAACCATACACATGAATATCATTGGATGGCATCCCTTGTTGAGATTGTGTTTTAACAATTCAATTTTTGCTACACCGGAGCCTCCTGGAACACCAGCCATAGCCTATGCTTTTTGCACAGATGGTGTTGTGACCAGTATCACAGTGGCCAACGGTGGAAGTGGCTATTTGGCTCCGCCCACAGTCAGCATTTTGGGTAATGGTGCCGGCGCCACGGCCGAAGCCATAATCAGCTCATACGGAGTGGTTGAAGAAATCATAATAACCAATGGCGGATCGGGCTATTGGCCTGTACCAGCAGCCGGAGTCAATGTGAATGCCTATCCGGTTCCTCCTCAAAGTCAAGGCGCCATAGTGATAATTTCCACAGGCTTTGTGGTAAATTTACTTTACCGTTAGTTTCAATCAGCATTGATCTAAATCAAAAATCATGTTATAATACAACATGATTGATGTCTTGTCCTACTTACCCGCACGACGCAAGCCCAGTGCCAGTGGGTGGATCAGTTTCAATGCACCCTGTTGTGAACACAATGGCGAAAGCCGAGATCGCCGCAGCAGGGGTGGTATCAAAACCAGTGATGCGGGCTGGAGTTACCACTGTTTCAACTGTGGCTACACTGCCAGCTTTATCATAGGTCGTAATCTTTCATTCAAAGCACGCAAACTCATGTCATGGCTAGGTGTTCCTAGCGAAGAAATAGAACGTATCAATCTAGAAAGTCTGCGCCATCGCAGCATGGAAGGCCTGCTCACAGATCGTCAACGATTAAGCAATACCTTGCAAGGCATAGAGTTTGAAGAACGTGAACTACCACCAGCAGCAGAACTTGTCACAACCAAGCATAGTCCACACTGGGACTACTTGCGTGGTCGTGCCGTACCCAAAGACTATCCTGTGATGACTGTGATTGAAAATGATGCAGTGCATTGGACTCGTCCACAGGTCATAGTGCCATTTACCTATGACAATCGTGTGGTAGGCTACAGCAGTCGCATGCTGGACAATCGACAACCCCGGTACATACACGACACACAGCCCGGCTATGTGTTTGGCACAGACCTGCAAGGCGCTGACTGGCGTTATGCCATCGTGGTCGAAGGTGTGTTTGATGCACTCAGTATTGGCGGCTTGGCTGTGTTGCATGCCGAAATCAACGACTCTCAGGTCAGACTCATACGCAGTCTGGATCGTGAAGTCATTGTAGTTCCTGATCAGGACGAAGCAGGCATGCGCCTGGTGGATCGTGCAGTGGAACTGGGATGGAGTGTGAGCATGCCTGCATGGCCCGCGGATGTCAAAGATGCGAATGATGCTGTGATTCGTTGGGGAAAGGTAGCAACTTTGATAACTATCATGCAGGCCAGAGAAACCAGTCGAATAAAAATTGAACTAAGGAAGAAACAACTTGTTAAAAGATTACGGACTTGAAGTCCAACGCCTATTCTTAGAAATGATGTTGCAGGACGCAGAAAGCTATGTGCGTGTGCAGAACATTTATAACCCAGAAAACTTTGATAGAAGTTTGCGACCTGCGGCCGAGTTTATTGCCCGGCACAGTGACGATCACAAAACCTTGCCCACTACAGAACAAATAAAAGCCAGCACAGGAATAGCACTCAATCATATTCCTGACTTGAATGATGGACACTTTGAATGGTTCATGGACGAGTTCGAAGGCTTTACCCGTCGTCAAGAACTTGAACGTGCAATCCTAAAGAGTGCAGACCTGTTGGAAAAGGGCGAGTATGATCCTGTGGAGAAGTTGATCAAGGATGCGGTACAGATCAGCTTGACCAAGGACATGGGTACAGACTACTGGAGTGATCCCAAAGCCCGTATCAACAAATACTTTAACAGCGGCGGACAAGTGTCAACAGGTTGGCCGCAGATGGACAAGATCTTGTATGGTGGATTCAGCCGTGGAGAACTGAACATATTTGCAGGTGGATCAGGATCTGGTAAAAGTTTGGTCATGATGAACATCGCTCTAAGCTGGTTACAGGCTGGCTTGTCTGGCGTGTATATCAGTTTAGAACTTAGTGAAGAACTGTGTGCGTTGAGAACTGATGCCATGTTGGCCGGAATGAGCACCAAGGAGATCCGCAAGGACATAGATCAAACTGAACTCAAGGTCAAACTTGTGAGCAAGAAAGCTGGACAGTATCGTATCAAGGCCTTGCCAGCACAGAGCAACATCAATGACATTCGCAGTTATATCAAAGAAGTGCAAGTGCAAACAGGACTAAAGGTAGACTTTGTCATGTGTGATTACCTGGACTTGCTGATGCCGGTCAGTGCCAAGGTCAGTCCCAATGACTTGTTTGTCAAAGACAAGTATGTTAGTGAAGAACTGCGCAATCTGGCCAAAGAGCTGAACGTGTTGTTTGTGACAGCGTCACAGTTGAATCGATCGGCTGTGGAAGAGATTGAGTTTGATCACAGTCATATCTCGGGCGGTATCAGTAAGATCAACACAGCAGACAACGTGTTTGGTATTTTTACTTCGAGAGCTATGCGCGAGCGTGGCAAGTATCAGATCCAGTGCATGAAATCGCGTAGCAGTACAGGCGTAGGACAAAAGATTGATTTAGACTACAATATCGAAACCATGCGTATCACTGATCCGGGCGAGGAAGCCGGTCCAGTCAATGCTTTCAAGAAACCTGATATTTTAAGCAATATCCGAACACAAAGTCGTACGACTGCTACAACCGAAGAAGAAATCAGTGACACTGGCAAAATTACAGCCGATGTGCAAAGTGCCAAGCTCAAACAATTACTGGGCAAAATTAAAACCACGTGATTGATTATCAAGATATCAGAGATGTTCATTTAGAAATCTCTAGTTTATGCAATGCTAGTTGTTCATGGTGTCCTAGAACATTCTGGGGATATCCTTACAACGCCGGGTATCCAGAAACCAATCTCAGTTTAACACAAGCCCAACACATATTTCGGCCCGAGTTTTTACAACAGTTGACCAGTATTCGTATCAATGGCAACTTTGGTGATATCGTGATGAATCCAGACGGGCCAGCGATAGTCGAATATTTTTTCTCTCACAATCCAGAACTTGAAGTAACTATCAGTACCAATGGCGGTGCTAGAAACAAAGATTTTTGGATTAGACTGGCAAGTACACCGGCCAAGGTGTTATTTTGTTTAGATGGGCTCGAGGACACACATCACCTTTACCGACAAAATACACAATGGTCCACGGTTATTAAGAATGCCAAAGAATTTATCAAGGCAGGGGGATATGCTGTCTGGAGCATGATTCCGTTTAATCACAATAGACATCAAATTGATGCCTGCAAAAAAACAAGCCAAGATCTAGGATTCAAAGAGTTTGAATTAAAAAATGACGGACGTGACACTGCACCAGTGTTTGATCATCAAGGCAACTTGATTCATGTCCTGGGTGACTATCGCGGACAAACTGATTTTACTATTTTATTTCAACAAAAAATCAGTGACGAGGTCCTACTAGAAGACATAGTCCAGGATTGTGTTCCCAACTCTTGTGTCAATTGTGAAACAGTAGCACTCAAATCAATTTACATAGCTGCCACCGGCGATGTTAGTCCTTGTTGTTTTACAGGATTTTACCCTAGAACTTATGGACACGGACAATATCACCAGGCCGCCAACGCACAACTGGTGCCGTTGATGGCCAAACACAATGCTTTAGAATACCCACTGCAAAACTGCATAGAATGGTTTAAATCTGTTGAAAAAGCATGGAAAATACAGGATTACAAACAAGGACGTTTGGTTATTTGTGACAACAACTGTGGCCAAAACCCATAAATAATAAAAAGGTCCTGGCCCAAAATGCAAAAGAAAACACGAAGCCTGTTAGAAGAATTAGAAAATTTGTACGCCGAGCGCGATCAACGTCATGTGATCGAAAATCGCGCTTCGAACATCATTGCCAGTGCCATACGCCTGCTGGAGCAGATTGACTCTAGTTACACACCAGAACAAGCAGAAAATCTTCAACGCAAATTGATCAATGCCATCAAGTTGAGAGATCCTGGCAAGTTTACCCGTACAGTAAGGAAAACCGATGCAAATTCATGAAATAACCCAAAAAAAACCCAACCAACTAGATGAAGCATTAGGATCTGGGCTTGGTACAGCAGCAGGTAAAACTGTGTCTGGAGTAAGAAATGTAGGCAGTGCAATCGCCAGCCCTTTTAAAAACATTGCCCAGGGATATAACCAAGGCCGTGCCGATCAAAAAGTCAGTGTGTTAGCCGACAAAGCCTATCGTGCCTGGCAGAACTACAGTGTTCAGTGGGCCAAGAGTATGGGAGGTCAATATACCCAACCGGGTAAAGGTGGCGCCACAGCACAGCAAGCTCAAGCGCAGGGGCAAGCCAACCCTGGAACTCAAAGCAACGCTAAAAGTTCTGCTACCAATATACAGACTTTATATTCAACAATTCAGTCGTTAGATAACAAACAGTTAAATGCTATTGCCAAGATACTATCGCAACGGGTGGGTCCTGCTGCTACCATGGCAGCATTGAAGAAACCAGAACAGGCATCTGCACCTGCTGGCCAGTTAAATGAACTAGGCTGGCGTGACATACAGCGTGGAGCAACAGCAGTCAAAACTGGTGCTCAAAATTTTACCAAGGGGCTAGCACGAACCGGGGACAAAATAGCTGGTGCCGCAACAGCGGTTGGCGGAGCCGCCAAAGAACTTGGATACCAAGCCATTGGTCGTCCAGCGGCCGCAGCATATCAAGCAGTTCAACCTGGGTTGGCCGTCGCGGGACAGTTGGCCAAACAAGGTATCCAACAGGCACCTGCTCTGGCCAAGGCAGTTGGTAAAGAATATAGCAAGGCTGCTACCAAGGTTGGTCAAGCGGTCAAAGCCGCCCCAGGCGCACTGGCCACAGCCGCAGGCGCAACTGCAGGTGCTGTCGCAGGTATGCCAGCTAGGGCACAAACAGCTTACCGCACTGGTAAACAATTTGCCTCTGGTCCACAAATGACCACAAATGAATTGCAACAAGCTATTTTCAAATTGACACAACCACAGGCCACAAAGCTATACAGTTTTGTTCAACAACTTCAAACAGCTCGCAAGGCTGGATTAAAAGAAGGGTTAAGTCCGGCTACATTATTGCCTGATTATGAGCAAGCACTCAAGTCCTTTGTGCAAAAAAATCTATTAGCAGGCATGCAGTATAGCCGCTTACAAAATGCTCAACAGATTGACAACTTGATCAAACAAATAGTTGATCCAGCCAGCGATAGTGTTGGTGCTCAAAAAGATCTCTGGAACAAACTAGCACTGGCGGCAGGAGTTGCCCAACAAGCACCGGCACAGGCCGGCGGTACTCAATCGGCAGGAACAACTACGGGACCCGACAGCCAACAATCAGCAGCCGGCGGAGGGGAAACTGCTGAAGAACTTAAAGACACTATTAAACAAACGTTAGCCACAGTAAGTGACTTGCCTAAACAGGTATTAACTGCTGGCAACCTAATTAAAAGAAATCACACAGACAACAATGATTCAATCAAAAGCACCGGAGTTCCGGCAGTGGATGCCTTGCTTATGAACATGGGCTTTAGACCTGCATGAACATCCTAGAAGGCGGCAATGTATTCAAAGATGCCCAAGGTCGTCCACTCACACAACGCATCAACCAAACTGATGTAAAACCCACCTTGGCCTGGTTGGACGAAATGTTGCCAGGACTGGACCTGCAAAACAATACCTTGGGCAGTACCGGAATCAAAGCCACAAGCGGTGACTTGGATTTGGCCATTGATTCTGCCCGGGTCACCAAAGATCAATTGGAATACAGACTCAAACAATGGGCCATCAGCCATGGATTCAAACCCGAAGACTATGTGCGCAAATCAGGCACGGCAGTACATTTCCTGACACCCATCACCGGACGACCAGATCGTGGCCATGTGCAAACTGATTTCATGTTCTTGCAAAATGTGCCTTGGTCAAAGTTTGTGCTGAGTGCCATGCCTGCTGACAGTCAATACAAAGGTCGTGAGCGCAACGTGCTCATGAATTCGATAGCCAAGAGCATGGGCTACAAATTGAATCAGATCGCTGGCATTGCCACTCGCGACGAGAAAAGCACAATCATTTCAGATGATCCAGATGCTGTGGCCAAGATGTTGCTAAACAAACGGGCCACCCGTGCGGATCTGGCCAGTGTGGAAACCATCATGTCTGCCCTAGAACGTGATCCCAAACGTGACATCAAGCTGGCCGACTTCCGTGAACACATGGCTCGCCAAGGCATACCGTTTGAGCAACCCGTGGCTGAAAATACTGAATTATATACCGAAGTCAATTTCTTGGCTCGCTTGCGTGACCGCATAGTAAATCAAGGCATGGTTCCTATCATGGAAGCGGCCAGTGCCAGGATTGAACACCTGGAGGACTTGGTGTTTGAACGTGGCACCCGTGGCATTGAAGAAGCCATGGCCATCATGCAACACGCCGCAGAAGACACTAGAAAAACGACCACAGTCAAATGGGACGGCAAACCTGCCATCATCTGGGGTCGCAAACCCACAGGCGAATTTGTGCTCACAGACAAGAGTGGATTTGGAGCCAAAGGCTACAACGGACTGGCTACCACGCCAGAGCAAATTGCTAGGATCATGAATCAGCGCGGCGGCGAACGAGGCGATCTCATTGCCATCTATCAAAAACTGTTTCCCATGTTGCGTGCCGCCACACCAGAAAACTTCCGGGGCTATATCCAAGGTGACTTGTTGTACACTGAAACTCCGCCAGAAGTGTCGGGCGCCTATGTGTTCAAACCCAACTTTGTGGAATACAAAATTCCAGCGGCCAGTAAACTGGGCGAGCGCATCGGTGCCAGCGAAGTAGGCATAGCCGCACACACCAGATACAAACAAGTAGATGCGCCAGCCGAACCCATACGTCAAGTGAATCTTGAACCAGTGCCAGGACTCCTGATAATTGAGCCCACAGTCAAAGATATCAAGAATGTCACACCCAATGCCCAGCTGGTCAAACAACTAAAACAAATCACCCGCAGTCAAGGACGTGCCATAGATGGCTTGTTCAATCCCAGCGAACTCAGAGCCGCACAGCTCAGCGATTTGCCACAATTGTGCAAACGCTACATCAACAGCAGGATCACTGGCGACTATGAAGATCTGTTACCGGGCTTTGGAGCCTGGTTAAAAACCAATGTCACTCCTAGAAAGTTCGCCAACATCATAGAATACTTACAGAGCCCTAGAAGCAACATGGACGGTATCACGGCAGCCTTTACAGCATTCTTGTTGTTGCACGAAATCAAGACCGACATGCTGAATCAGCTGGATCGCCAGGAACCTGGGCACGAAGGCTGGGTACTGGCCACGCCTGCAGGTCGTGCCAAACTGGTCAACAGATTTGGATTCAGTGCTGGAAATCGCATCTTAAACAACCCCAATTTGGCCGGCTAACTCTCCTTTTTACCTCAGTCTGGTAAATAAGTGTAGGGCGAAAGGCCCACATATATAGGAGAATTAAAATGGCAAGTTTAACAATTACCAGTGGTGGTTCACAACCAGTATTTGCAACTGATACACTTAACGGTCCTCAGTTAGCCGCAACAACAACCTACACACCTGCAGGCACACCAACCAATTTCATGGGTCCAAAACTGGACTTCTTTGGTTGCGACCTTGGTGCAGATCCTTCGACAGAAGCCGAAGTAAATGGCATGTTGCAGACTCTGTTACAGACAATCCAGCAGACAGCTACAGTGGCAATTTATCAAGTAGCAGCTACAAGCAACGTAACAAACTTCAGTGTTGCCACATACCCAACAGGTGCTTTCAACACAGCAACTGACGGTAGCAACAACAGTGCAGCCACATTGCAAGGTATCATCCAAGCATTGGGCACAGTAGCCGGCTACAACTTGTCTGGCGCAACTGTAACCAACGTTGGTTTCCGTTTGGCTAGTACAGCTACAAGCGCATCTTAATTAACTGAGTTAATTAAAACAACGAACCCTGGAATTAAAACTCCAGGGTTTTTTGTTGGCTATAAGTACAGCATGACGTATATTTTTGAGAGCCCTGACGGCGGAAACACAGTGTACCGTCGCGAGTGTGGCAAGATTGATCGAGAACTGCATTCCATCAGTGAAGAAAAACGCAAATGGGATCAATTGCTTGAAGAAGAAATGCTTTGGGTAAAAATTGCTCAGGCCAGTAGAACCAATCCTGCTCTGAAAGCGGCCTTGGAACAGGCCCGGGTGATTTATGAACTATCAAGAAATGACTAAGATCCTGTGCCGTTGCCTGTTTGACATCACGGCCACGGGTGTCACCGGGCACTTTAAAAGTTCACGCATACCTTTTCGAGATCGTGCTGGTCAAGGCATCATCGATGAGATCACTTGGAATCGTGCTAGGAATCAACAACGCAACTGGGAAACACTCACACAGTTGATCAGCCTGCGTACCCAGGTCATTGATCTGACCATGCCAGAACGTTTTGATGGTGCCTGGGAATTTGAATTTGCCACAGAAACCGCAGATGCCTATGGTCCTGCTGACGACCCTACCCTGATATTAAGAATGGATTCAGCCGGAGTACCCATGCTACACACCTTGAAAACTGGCGAAATCATGACCACACAACTGATGGTCGATGGTCCAGATCAAAACATTTGGTTTTTACCTACAGCTATAAATAATCAATAAGGATAAAAGCATGTCAGAAACCACTGAAATTGAAAAAAAGAGCCTGGAAGCCCACGTGGAACTGTGTGCTGAACGTTACAACCAGCTGGAGCAACGGTTTGAACATGTGGAAGGTAAAATCACAGGATTGGAAGCCTTGTTGCGCGAAGTGCATGACATGGTACAGCGCATGAGTGAAAAACGCACAGATCAACTGATCAGTTGGGGCGTGGGCATAATCGGAACCCTGATTGCCACCACGGTTTATCTACTAATCAACTACGTTTTCAAATGATCATTGACCGCGAGTTTGAACGTGCAATGCGACAGGAACTGCGTGAGATCATGCCCAATGTCATATTGCCACAAGACAATGGCACCTATGAAGTGTTTGGCAAATATGAGATTATTCCCGAAAGACCCGGTTACACAGTCATGTGCCATGCTACCAACGTGGGTGTTTTCAACAGCTCGCGCACTGCGCTCAGCTGGTGCATAGCTGACAAATACAAGGACTATAACTTGGCCAAGGATATACTGTTATTGGACAACAAACTGGCATTTTTGGCCAACGATATCAATGCCCGTGCCTCCATAGCTGATCGCAGCAACCGCCCAGATTTCAGAGAAAATATAGGAACCAAGTTAGAAACCAAATTGATGCAAAAAAAGATTGTGGAAAATCAATTAAACAATTGTGTAGATTTGGCTAAATACTTGCAACAACGAGGATTTAACAATGAAACTCAACGAATTGGCCGTGGCCAACCCAACAAAACAAGCCGCTAAGGTATTTGAAAGCTACTTTGGCGACCGTGTGACGTTTGACACGCTTGATCAGTCTCGCGCACTCAACATGTTGCGCCGTGTACGTGGTCTTGTGGCTGAACATCGCCGTACTCCAGAATTCCATCGCAGTGAGCAAAATCCTGCTTATTTGAAACTGGTGGTCATGGAACAGGCTCTCAGCGCCAGGATCATGGAACTGGATGCACAACCTGTGGCCGCTGGAAAACCAAATCCTCAAGCCATGGCCATGCAGACAGCACAGAAAAGAAAAGAAATTGACGATCAGATCAAGCAGTTGCAAGATCAGATCCGCGACTTGCAACAACAACGCAACATGCCGGCCATGGGCATGGCCGAAAGCCGTCGCCAAGTCACTGAAAGCGAAGTACAACAGGCCCAAGTGGTCCTGGCTGCCCAGGACATGGTTGATGAAGTACAAAAGATGAGCGAACAAGTCAGCGCCATGCAGTTCAAAGACTTGCCGGCCTTGGTGGATCAGATCAAGAATCAAGTTGGTCCTGACCAAGCCACACAGTTCAATGGTGATGCCAGTGCTGCTTTGTCGGCCTTGTTGCAAAATCTACAAGCATCCAAGCAACAGTTGGATCAGGCCCTGGGCGTGGTCACTGGACAGGCACCTGCCATACCTGGTGATGACATGGGTGCTGACCTTGGTGGCGAAATGCCTGCTGAGTTATCTGCTCCAGGTGAAGAGGAAATTGACACCGACATCGAAGTTGATGATGTAGATGATTCCAGCACCTTGGCCACCACTCTGGGCCGCGGCCGCAGATAATGCGAATCTCGGAAGTAGCCAGTCCAGACTCACAGAAACTACTGGCCTTGAGCCAGTTTCTGTTGGGACGTGCAGATGATACTTCGGCCACCAAACAAATAAGTCAGGCCGCATTCATGGACTTGGCCAAAAGTCTGGGTGTGAACGTAACCAGTGAAAATCTCAATCAGCTGATCAATCAGGAACCGTTGAAAAATATCCTGGAGCCCATTGAACCTGGATCTGGAGTGGTCAGGTTCCGAGGCAATGTAGCCGGCGCCGGTGGCATGACTGTAGATCAGGCACAAAAGGTCGTCGATGGCAATGCCAAAGCCGCTATGAAACGGCGCATGTAGCCAACCCAAAACTGTTGTAAATACGCAAACAGAGTGTTATAATACACAAAGGAGTGTCAAATGGCCTATTCAGAAAAAGTAATTGATCACTATGAAAACCCACGCAACGTGGGCAAGATGGACGTGGGTGACGTCAATGTGGGCACCGGCATGGTGGGTGCGCCGGCCTGTGGTGATGTGATGAAACTGCAAATACGAGTAGAAGACGGAATTATACAAGATGCAAAATTTAAGACTTACGGTTGTGGCTCGGCTATTGCGTCGAGTTCGTTGCTCACGGAATGGGTCAAGGGTAAAACTCTGGAGCAAGCAGGAGCGATTAAGAACACACAGATTGCAGAAGAACTTGCCCTACCGCCGGTTAAAATCCATTGCAGTATACTTGCGGAAGATGCTATCAAGGCTGCTATAGAAGATTACAAGAGAAAACATCTAGATGATTAATGTAACTCCTAGGGCTGCCAGCAAAATTGTCAGCAATATCGATCGACGCGGAGCAGGTATTGGCATACGGGTAGGTACTAGGACCACAGGGTGTAGTGGCTTGGCCTATGTGTTGGAATATGTAGACAGTCTTGACACCACAGATCATGTGTTTGACAGTGATGGGTTCAAGATAGTAGTTGACCCTAAGAGTTTGCCTATCATTGACGGTTTGATCATTGATTGGGTACGCAATGGCCTAAATGAAGGTTTTGAATTTATCAACCAAAAAGAAAAAGACCGCTGTGGTTGCGGGGAAAGTTTCCGAGTCTAATTTGTACAATCCCAGATTTGATTATCAACCCTTGAATCGGGTCACTGAAGACGGCCGTAGGCTGTATGACACACCCGGTGGAAAATTGCCCAGTGTGACCACTGTGCTGGAAAAGACCAAGCCCGAAGAAAAGAAACAAGCACTTCAAGAGTGGCGCAATAGAGTAGGGCATGCTCAAGCCCAGGCCATTACCACGGAAGCTGCCAATCGTGGCACCAGAATGCACACCTATCTTGAGCACTATGTTAAAACAGGTGAATTGCGTGAGCAAGGATCAAACCCGTTTGGCTGGGCCAGTCATGCCATGGCACAGACCGTGATTGAAGATGGGCTTAAGAATGTTAACGAATTCTGGGGAGTAGAAATACCCTTGTATTTTCCCAAACTTTATGCCGGCACTTCAGACGGCGCAGGCATACACATGAACCAAGAAAGTATCTTGGACTACAAGCAAACCAACAAGCCCAAACGCCAGGAATGGATAGAAGATTATTTTCTACAACTAGCAGCCTATGCTCTAGCACACAATGAAGTATATGGAACAAATATACGTAAAGGTGTGGTGTTGATGTGTGTGAAACCGCCTGTGGATGAAATGGGTCGTCCAACAGCACGCCCAGAATATCAGGAATTTGTACTAGAACCTAAGGATTTTGATCACTGGGCTGATGCTTGGTGGCGCCGCTTGGAACTCTACTACTTGAACAACTAAATACAGGATAGAATTCAAGGACAATAAAAAGTGGCCATTGTACAAATATCCCGCATAACGAACCGTAAAGGTCTACAAGTAAATCTACCCCAGTTGTCTGGTGCCGAACTGGGCTGGAGCATTGATGAGCGTAGATTGTACATCGGTAATGGTACCTTGGCCGAAGGTGCGCCTGTGGTTGGTAACACTGAAATCCTCACTGAATTTAGTGATATTTTAGAATTCCAAACCACATATACCTACAAAGGCCAGGCTGCAGGTTACACGGTACAGACCGGAGCCACTCCTGATACACCTGTCACACAAAGTCTGCAATCCTGGCTGGATCAGTTTGCCACAGTCACGGATTTTGGAGCCACCGGTGACGGTGTCACCGACGACACAGAGGCCATCAATCGTGCCCTGTTTCAATTGTATTGCAGAGAAGTCAATCCACAGATACGCAGAAGTTTGTTTTTTCCAGCAGGCGTTTATCGCGTAACAGAAACTATTTTTATTCCGCCTTATGCTACCTTGTATGGCGATGGCATCAACGGGTCCATCATACAGCTAGACAACAGCGGTGATGACAGCACACTCAATGCTTTTGTGGCGCGAACAGCCGACAGTTTGCAACAGTACGGAGTCAACATTGGCGGTAACGGCGCCACACCACCCATAGACATAACCATAACCAACATGGGTTTCCGTAATCTGGATCCTACCACCGATGTGTTCTTGGTACAAGATGCCACCAACTGCCGTTTCCAAAGTGTGGGCTTTTATGGTCCCTTGGCAGTGGCAGACTTGGTCAATGAGAACGCTGACACCGCCGGTGTGAGATTTGCTAGTGGCGTGACCTTGATAACTGGTCAAATTGTTTTTGACAACTGTGAATTCAGTGGAACCACTTTTGGCACAAACACTGCAACCAATCTTGGCGGAACTGATCAAGAAGTCGATGGTGTCACAATACAAAACAGTTATTTTAATTTGTTGTATCAAGGTGTGGTTCTGGGTACTGCCACAGCAGTCAACGGTGGAGCTCGAGGATTCCGTGTGGTCGGCAACAAGTTTGACAACATCTTTGCTGACGGAGTGGTGTTTGGTTCTACAGTCAGTCTCAATGCCACAGCCCACAATGCTTTTTATTTGGTAGGTTGCGGCACTGGCAGTGGTGCACTTGCAACTTTTGGCGACAACACCAATCCTTACACTGCCTGTATCGACATACAGAATTCCAACAACATCAGCATCAGTGATTTGTTTGAACGTGGTGATCAGTATTCTGATAGAGAAGATCCTGGTACAAGTTTTCCCAGGATTGACCTTAACAACACAGCCAGTATTGCCACAACCAATGGCAGTGAATTGGCCATGGGCACCTACATACGACAAAGCGGAAAACAAGTTACCTTGTTGGCCAATCAATCTTCACCGGTGACAATTTTCACCATAGACTCAACCGTTATTCGTACTTTCAACGTAAACTATACCATCATCCGCAACATAGCTCGCAGGACTGGTACCATCCAAGTGGTGACAGATGCTGTCATTGCATTAACATCTGTTGATACCTATACCGAAAACACCACCACTGGAATCACGTTGTTTGTTTCGCAAGCAGGAGACATTGCCACTGTATCTTACGTATCAACTGCTGGCGTCACTGGTACATTTAGCTATTCTATCAATTATCTACCCTGATGTGGGCTCAAACTTTTGACCAGCGCCTCAGGGCCTGGTACACCTTGCGTGAGTCTGCCCAAACTCTGCCCATACAATCTGCGTTGACCGCCATCAATTCCTGGTGGTTTCAATGTCCTTGGCAACCATATTATCTTCACTGGGACGATCATGCCGCCTGGCCAGATCCTTGGCAGATTTTGAGTGACAATGTATACTGCGAAGTTGCAAGAGGCTTGGGAATCCTGTATACTATAACTTTGTTGGACCGTGAGGATTTGACGTCTGCAAGTTTGGTTTTGACCCAAACCGGACATAATTTAGTCCTGGTAGAGCAA